TGTTGAGTTCCGTTGGGATATTATAACGCCCTCCCCCCGTTTCTGCAGTTTATCTCTCTGAGCCCCGCATAGCGGCTCATCCCGGTAACTAAGTGTGTGAGGTTCAGAACATGGTGAAGAAGTCCGCGAGCATACCCAGCGGGTCGCTCGTAATGTCCTTCAAAGCATCAGAAGCGAAATTGTAGACGGTATCCTCAACCGACTTAATCCCGCCCTCGATGAAGCTACCAACCTTCGAGTGAACCTTCGCCACAGCCGTCTCCACCGCATCGATCTTCGGCGGATTCGGCTTGGCCATGGGGGCCAGGGCCGACTGCTTCGGCAAGGTAAATTCCACATTGACGAACCACTCGAAGTTCATCATTGGCTGCGTATCTGGTACTCCCGAAAAGATACAGACGAAATTTGTCCAATCGTTCGAGATCGACGTCGTAGTCGAGAGAGAGCTGAAGGTCCGGGCACCCGGACCCTTCGGCTCCGCAATCCACGAGAACTCGAGGCCGGGTTGAATGGCCTTGACGACACACTCGTCGAAGTTCTGTAAGGTGGTATCCAGCACACTGGATACAGGAATGTACCCCGATGTACCGAACATGACAATACCAGTCGCCAGTGTCGCGGGTGCAACGCATCGCGCAATCACACCCATCGACACAATCCTTTGCTCCTGACCATAGGTGGTAAGCAAACTCGTCGCCATGTACTCGGCATAAGTAGCCGCCATGGTCACCGTACGCGGAGGACCAGCGGCAGAGGTCGCTCCGGTCAGATAACCAAAAGGGGCGTTTGGGGCAAACACGATAGCGTTGACATAATTGCCCGTGCCAATGGCAGCGAGCGAAATCTGCCCACGGAACTGCATCGTCATCGTGTTGCCCGCCGTCCCGTCGGGCCACTTTGAGTTCTTGGCTGCAGGGCAAAACGGGTCGGTAACGGAGCAGACGGCTCTCACATGAGCGTCCTTGGGCTCCGCACCCTTCCCCATCTTCCCCGCCTGCTTCTTCTTGGCTCTCCGTTTCTTCTTCGCCAGAGGACGGAGGTCCTGGTTGTTAGCCAACACCACGGGTTTAACCGCAGGCGTGACAACCCGCTTTCCAGCTCGGTTCTTCTTCTTCCCCATTCTACCCCTCACAACTCGCACGAATGCTCACCTAGTTGAGAGGGCCATAGGCCAACGGCGCCCCGGGTGGCGCCGCCAGCACGGACTACTCCTCATCCCGGCGGACAGCGTTCAGCAGTGGAGCGTACTGCAGCACGATTGGAACGCTGTTGAGATCCGCCAATTTCAATTTGAACTCACGCTCATTCTCCTCCCCAAGCCCGTACCGCTCCTGGGTAATAGTGTAGTTCAAAGCGCTAGGTCCGTAACGCTTATCACCCCTCAGTGCAGACCACTCGACTTTACCTCGCGGTCGCATCCTAGCATTCCGGCAGAGCTCGTACGTTCGATCAGCGAACGCGCCGAGAAATGGGACGTGCCCCGAATCCACGCGCACAGCAAGCGCGGAAGCAGCCGCATTCGCGGCGCCGGGCAGCGTCGTGTTGACGCCCATCCTCGACACACCCCTGAATGGCTTCGAACCAAGAACCGTCTGCACCTTGCCCGTCGCCAAGTCCGTCCCATACCAGAACAACTTGGAACAAAACTCCCAGTCAGCACGCGACTCGGAGATTTTGCCCTCGGGTTTCAAACCCAGACCTCGCATGTGCGCAATGATGGGCCCGACGACCCACTCATCACCTTTGCGCAACATCAAAAACCCGTCATCCCCACACGCCAGCAGAAGGTAGGGAACGTCTGGCATCTTGGCCAAAACGGCGGCAACAAGACACACAGTATCAGTGAGGTTGGTATCCATCCGACCCGAAGTCATCTGGAAATCCTCAACGACTATGTTCCAGGTGCCCGGACCGTCCTCC